TTTTGCGACAAACAACGTGTTTGGAATTACTTGCGTCCTTATTTACACGATAGACTTTCTTATCCATGGACCACATTTACCATCTCATCCATTACACCCAAAAAACTTACACGAAAACGGCGAACTATCACGAAATGATTTTAACGTTTCGTATACTTACGTTTATGCATTTTACCGCGTTTCGTATACTTACGTTTATGCATTTTACCGCGTTTCGTATACTTACGTTTATGCATTTTACCGCGTTTCGTATACTTACGTTTATATCTTTTATCGGAACGCCCTCCACCTTCAAAAACAACCATAACCGTATTAAAGGATAAACTCCTATGTAATAATGTATCAATATCACCTTCACTTAATTTATCAATATCAACGTCTTGTATACTAGCATTTAACGCTCCCAACGTAAAAAATGCGTCTTTACTTTTATAAATCTGGGAATCCTCATAATCAACCTCATCAAGAACGGTTTCTTCCGATGCACCTGCCAGTTCGGTTTCTTCCGATGCACCTGCCAGTTCGGTTTCTTCCGATGCATCATCAGCTTTGTCGGAGTCATCCGTGTTTAAGAGACCTTTTTTTTCAAACCCATTTTTAAGTGCTACTTGTACCACTTTTTTAAGTAGAAGATTTCTTTTTACCTCACTTTCAACAAATGCAACATCATTACTTACTCCATTACCTATAATGGGTAATACGTGATTCCTCATATACTTATTAAATTTTTCCTCATATTTTGTATTTGACCTTCTATATAGTTCAATTAAATAATTTCTATAACCATCTTCCGGTCGTTTAATCATCATGATTTCGTCATATACAGGTGGTGATAATCCGACAGAGGATAATTGCTCTGTTATACCTATATAGTGTGTTAATGTATCAAAAATTACTTCATCTTCTAATCTAATATCGTGGATTTTTGTTATATACTTTAATAAATTGTATACCAATACTTGTTTCAAATTCAATTCGATACGTATATCTAACATACTACCCAATTCTGTTTCAAACCCATCATTATTGTAATTATCCAAGAATTCTTCTACTGCTGCCTCTGCTGCCTCTGCTGCCTCTGCTGCAGGAGTATTGTCAACCCATTGTCTTGGTAAATCTCCTGTCTCTGCTGCATCTCCTGTCTCTGCTACTGCCTCTGTCGCCTCTGATGCATCTCCGGATGCACTGACCTCACGAGTATCTAGGTTACTTCGGATTATGTCCAGTCTGTTTAATGCAGTGATTTTTTTAGTTGAAAGCATTTCAACCCTCGTATTGATATCTGATAGGCGACCCAATACCACTTGAGATTCATCTAAAATCGTTTTATTTCGTTCCGCATCCCTGTATTTTATGATGGACTCACTAATTTTTGAAAATATGTTTAAATATTCTATTGCATTATTTAGGGTTGATTTATAGTTGAATACTTCTATGAATGCTTCATTCTCTTCTACATTTCTATTCAGTGTATTATAATCTGAATACAGATCACTAATATCCATTTCAGAACTGATACCTTTTTCAATTCTTTCAAGGTTACCTTCTATAGATGTTATAAAAGATTCTACTTCATCCAATTTTGGTTCTTCCATTACTATTAAATTGTTTACCTCTGAACTCCATGCATTATAGGTACGGGTTGATATGTCTGCGTTAGTGTTCATATCGTTTTTTTTACTTTGATTAATAATTTCACGTCGTGTTTTGAACAAATTATAACTTTGTTTGAAGGGCTGCACCAAGGGAACTTCTGTATTTTGTGCTAAAATTTGTTTTTTTACGATGTCAAATTTACCACTATCATTGATGTATTCTAATAATATATCTTCTAATGGTATTATAGTTTGTAATGAAGTTGTAATGTTCGATGCGTAAGGGTTCGGTTCGTACGTCAAATAATCATTTGATAATTTTACTAACTGATTATCAGTAAATCCTCCGGTTTGATATCTTGAAGAATACAAATGACCCGTTGTACCACCTGTTTTGGAACTGTATTCCGCAGTCGTATCCTTAGTCCACCCCATCGTCACATCCTCAACCTTGTGAATTATTTTGAAATCATTCATCACATATAAAATAGATCTATTGGTCCGACTAATAAGATTATATTCATATTTATGTAGAGTAGATTTACCGTAATACTTTAATAATTCATTGTACAATTCAAAATTTAGGGTATCACTCGTATTTCCAAGCGTTAATTTCATATTATTTGAAAGATTAAGTTTCGTCATATTGACGATTTCGTGCTTTGTCAATCTAAAAAAAGAAATAAATGTAAAATCCGTTATATATTGGTTCGTTACCGTATTTAACATATCCATATATTCTAGTGATAATTTCTGTACTTCCGTATTGTTGGGTGTTTCAAGTAATCTATCTATACCTATACCATTATTTTTAATAGTCTCTGATTTTAATAGAAATACAACTCCAATTAATTGTTCGTTACAATACATTAAATCACGTAAAATCACTTCAAAAAAAAGTTGGGTTGCGGGCGTGTCATTGAATTCAAAATTTTGACCTGTATAAGATACGTAATATTTTTTTGTTGTAATAATATCACTATATAATCTTATGAATGAACGATTTGAATCAATACATTCCGAGATTTTGATTAAATTTTTTTTCCTACAAGTCTCACAGGGAGTTTTGTTATAATCTAACAGTAAGCATCTATGAGATCTATTTCCACTAGGACCTATTTTATCGTATAATAATGCTGTATTCGGACCAAATTGTAACGATACCGTAAATACAGGACCGTCGCACGTATTCATTAATATGGTTTTATTATGGTATCTATGTTCTACCCAATTTAATAAATGAAATAAACATTGTAAACGGTCACCAAGCGATTTTAATATAATTATTAATAATGCGTTTGTTTCATACCGTGAATAATCTTTAAAGGCAGGTGTTTTCGGATGAAAAGATGTCCACGACTCGGTTAACGCATCAATCCTTTCATCATTTTTTTTAAATGGATTCTGCTTGAACCATTTTTTGTTTTTGTCATTGCCCTGTGTAAATTTTTGTAATTCCAAAAAATCTGGACCGTCAGTTTTACCTGAAAAGGTTCTCTCAAACAATGTGAGTTCAAAATTCCATTCATTGTTTGAGACTGTGGTTGCTTTGAGATACATACCATTGGGATAACCAAACGCTAGAAATAATTCGGGGGTCAATATAATGGTTTCATTTGGTGGTGGCCATACTTTACCCGAAGATTTGGTTGCAGTATCAAATTTGGTAGCAAAACTTGTGATTGGAAATGCCCACGGAGCAATCGTGTTAGATGAAATTCCACAATCACGGGTTATCCCAATAATATGGGGTGGAACGGTGCTAGCTGACCCTGAAGCATTCCATTCTATAGTCGTTAGTTTGTCAGCGTGTACCTTTAAGGAATTATTCTTAGACATATCTAAAAAATCTTTATTGAGAGATCCTTGTAGTTCCGGTCCAGGCCATGCTCTTCTAAATAACTCTCTAAATAATTTTGTATTTGACCCATCCTTTATCATATCTGAGGTAATATGGTATCTCTGGTCTTGTGTTAATTCATCTAAACCCTTAGGAGCAGTGCCATCACTCTTTAAACATTGAGTCCATGGTATGGTTTGAGTTCCTCCTGGCCAACTACATACAATACCTTCCTCTCCTACATCCATTTTATGTTCATAGCGACCCTGCGTTGCCATATATATATATATATATATATATATTATTGTAATTCTTAATTTATATAACTTGAAAAATCATTTACGTGTATCGTTGGTAAGGTTGTATCCAACGGTTCTTGTGTTATAAACGTTGAGAAATAAGATTTTTTGATTTCCATTTCAGGCGTACGATTATGAACGGTTCTAGAAATCATTTTATATAGTTTAAAGTCAGGGTATCGTTCTTCACCATTTTGTTTCACTAAAATATTTCGTCCTTTATCGTCTTGACACCATTCTAGTATAATACGGTGTGTATTATCTGTATCTTTTACGCTAGTATAATCTATATCTTCGGATATAACATCAAACAAAGAACACCCTAGACGACATAAATCAAAACTAAAGTTTGGTTCTAGGATGGGTTTATGTTTGTTTAAATACGGTTCACAATTATATTGTGAAGCGGCATCTCCTTTTGGATGAAAACTATCACTACAAAGGATACGTCCACGAAAGCGATAAATGGCTCTACCAAAATCAATGATTTTGTATATTTTTCCAAAGGTTGGAACTTTAAAGGTGGTCCCGTTCCATGTATATACAAGATAGGTATGATGGGTATGGGTATACATAATATTATTGGTATGTAAGTCATTGTGTGTAAGATGAAAGGTTCGTTGATATACCAGTAAGGACATGACCACTTGACATAATATAGAACGCCATTCGTCTTCTCCTATGGTTTCTTTGTGATGGATAAGGTAATCGTCTAATGTTTCTACACACTTTTCCATCGCAATCACATGTACAGGGAAATTCGGTAGAGTTGCAAGGACATCTTCTTCCACGATGGTGGAATAACCACTCGTGGAAGAGGAGTCTGAGGTAGACTCTTCTGTTTTAGAAGAGACGGAAGAGCATTCACTGTTGAGTGTGGTTTCTTCGGTAGAAAGTGTATCATTTAAATACAATAATTCTAATTCAGTTTCAATCGGAACGGATATCTTTAAGGGGTCCATCGTATCATAAGGAATGTCTAGGACTTCCCCAATATCCAGAATAGGTTTATTACCTCGGCTTCGTTTAGGAGATTGTTTCGTTATAGGAATATTGATATGAAATAACGTATCATTGTGTTGATTAAAAAAATCCGATTGTGCTATATATTCTATATCATCTGAAATATCACATTCAAAGGTGTTCTTCATGGCAATAAAAGAACCGTAAAATTCTAATCCATGAAAAAACCCATAATGATGTAAAAGTTGATTGGATAAATAATTGAACATACCGTCAATATAAGCAGAATTATTGGAATCACGACATTTTGCATGTTCTTGTAACGACGTATATTGAGGTAAACAACCTATATCATATTCCTTATATCGTCCAACTATATATTTTAAAGGGTCTAACAATGGACTATATTTAAAATATACGTCCTGTTCTTCTTGTACCTTACCGGTTTGTATCGTACAGTTAAATATATTGGTAGTAACTTTATTCTTTACTTCGTACAAGGAACGTGTATGGTTAAACGTAATTGTATTGTAATTATTAGGAGTCAATGAAAAAAACCGATTGTATATAGGTATATAATTTTGCGGAGATTTAACACCCATGACGTCTAGAACACTTTGAAATAAAACAGTATGATTTGGTTTTATATATGTAAATTCCATTAAACAGTGATTATATAATTAATTACATATATAAACTAATTATCCATTCTTGCGGTGTATATAATTCTTTAATTTCTCAATTATTCACAATGTCACGTGAACTAGAACTTGGTAAATTCAATATGAATAGCATTAGTTTTAAACCAGATGAAAATAAAGGACCGGTGGTAGTATTGATTGGACGTAGAGATACTGGTAAAAGTTATCTGGTAAGGGACTTATTATACCATCACCAAGATATACCCATAGGAACGGTCATATCAGGAACAGAAGCTGGAAATGGATTTTATTGCCAACATATTCCTAAATTGTTTATTCATGATGAATATAATATATCCATCATTGAAAATATATTAAAACGGCAACGACAAGTTCTTAAACAGGTAAGAAAAGAACTTGAACAATACAAGCGAAGTACGATTGATCCGCGTGCGTTTGTTATATTAGACGACTGTTTATACGATGCATCATGGACACGTGATAAAATGATGAGATTATTATTTATGAATGGGCGTCACTGGAAAATAATGCTTATCATCACAATGCAATACCCATTAGGCATACCTCCCAATCTTAGAACCAATATAGATTTTGTCTTCATATTACGTGAGCCTTATATAAAAAACCGTAGAATCATTCATGAAAATTATGCGGGAATGTTTCCAACGTTTGAAAGTTTTTCACAAATTATGGACCAATGTACTGAAAATTATGAATGTTTAGTCATAAACAATAATTCCAAGAGCAATCGTTTACAAGACCAAATATTTTGGTATAGAGCTGAACCTCATGGACCATTTAAACTGGGTTCAAATGAATTTTGGGAATTATCCAAAGGTATAGAGAGTGATGATGAAAATATAGTAGCCTATGACCCTGCAACTGCTCGTAAAAAAGGTCCTCATATCAACGTTAAAAAAAACAAATGGAGTTAAGAGTCATGTTTAGTTGAGATATTTTCATGTTCAAACATCTCATGGGTAGGGTCATCACGAGACGACACGAGAATTCCTTGGTCGTTCATCGTTTGTGTTAATTTATTACCACTTTCACTTGCCTTTTTCAAGTTGTCTTCAAATGCTTTTTGTTTTGTAGTACGCACACGATTTTCAAAATGTTGTTTAGCTTTAAATTCATTTTTATGTTTTTCTTGCATGAGTTGGTTTAGTTCCTCTTCCAAATATTCTACCTTACCTGTTTTGTAGGACTCGGGGTCAAATGGCATCCACAATCCAACCGGTCCAACAAATACATCGTGAGACGGGTCACTTTCGCGTAAACTTTTAGCGTGTAGTTCTGCTTCACCTTGTGTAGAAAAAGACCCACGTATTTTGATTCCGCGGGTATTGGTTTGAAAATCAACGGATTCGTCGTATAGACTTTGTAATCTATCTTCATGTTTATCCATGAACGTTTTATATTCATCCGATAATGTAGTTGCAAATAATGCATCTTTTTCAGTTGAAACAAATTCTTCTAAATCTTTCATCATATCTTCAAATGAACATTTATACTTATACGATAAAAATTTAATAAATTGTGTAAACTTATCCATAGATTTGGATAATTCCCATTGTTTAATAAACTCGTTGAAAAAAAATTGACGTTTATCTTCTATTATATTTTCAGGGGATATAAAAGAGACACATGCGAATTTTTGTCCTGCCAAGGCACGGTCTTCTTCTAATAAATCAATATACTCTGGATTAGGAGAACCGTTTATGAGACGCGCATTCTGACGTTTAGAAGACATATATATTGGATATTAAGAAATCTTTAAGTATTAATTTTTTTCTTTTACTACTCTATAATGAATATTTCGGGCGTAGATTTTAATGAATTACTTAAGCGTGCAATTAAATATATAGTGGAAGGTCTAATGGTAGCCATTGCCGCATTTGCGATACCTAAAAAAAGTATTAATTTAGATGAAATCGCACTCATTGCATTGACTGCAGCGGCTACATTCAGTATTTTGGATACTTATATTCCTAGTATGGGTGTAAATGCGAGAAGTGGTGCAGGCTTTGGTATAGGCGCAAATCTAGTAGGTTTCCCACGATAATTATATAGTCGGTATAAATTCCCAATCTAATTCATTGCATATTTTTTTCCATATTTCATCTTGCTCAATCCGCTTATATCTATCTTTTAGCATTGGGAAAAAAGGTAAAAAATCGGTTTCATCTAGTAATTCGCACAGTTTATATATGGTATAGTAATAATTTAAGAAATTTACTCGTACATCTGGACAAAATCTAGCATAGGGTGTTTGTATTTCCATAAATAAACTACACAATCGTTGTTCCAATTCAGGTTTCATTATAGGAGGTTTAATTCCCAATTTATCTTTTATATAAGGGATATGTTCGTAATATTTATTATATCCTAATTTTTTTAATATGGTTTTAGCACGATGATTGGTCAATTGTATAAGAATAATACGCTCTTTTTTCATTTGTTGTTCAATGTCTTCTATCACTTTAGATGGTATTTGGGTAGTCTCCTTTGCTTGAAACTGTGCAAGAATTTCTCTAAAATGATTTATACGCTTATAGGCATAAAAACATATTTCTTTATGTGGTTCCTTGTAACTACATCGTTCATTATCAATTAGATATTGTACGCTAACAAAACACATGTTACATACACATAGTCCTTCGTGTTCAATGAATATAAGTTCGCCTTTATTACAATGATTACAAATGTCCGTTTGATTTATAAACTTGTTAATGTCTAGGAATGCATCATCCACATTTGCAAGATATTTTTGTGCATTGGGTAATATATCGTTTTGTACTATGGAGGGGGGGTCCTTTATATTAAAGAATGTATTCAACGTTTTAGACGAAACCTTACAATTACCTTCAGAATCAATCTTTTTATTTTCATAATAATCAAATATATATTTTGAATTATCAAGGTAGTATTTTGATTTATAGTGACGCAATTTTTTTATTTTAGAGGAAATAGAATGTATTTTGTCTTGTAGTTCAGTTTGTAGTTCAATATTGTCTGTATGTTTTAATTCTGTTTTTAACTTATATTTTTCAGTATGTAACTTAGGCAAAACAATATCTTCCTCGTATTTGATTTTCTCTAAAATGGATTTATGTTTAATATCTAAGGTTGTATTATATTTAACTGGGACTTGTAACGTTTTAGTTGGTTTGATTTTAAAAGACATTAATCTAATATTGGTATAGTTTTTAATACAATATTAGATTAAACGTTAATTATTATAAATTATTGTTTCATATATATTACAATGGAGGATAATACAATACAATTAATAAGACATATTACACAAGACATTGACTTTAACACCTTACAAAAGATGAAGTTTATATATAGCGCATTACAAGACGGTTGGTCCGTAACAAAAATTGCACGTAAATATGTTTTTACGAAAAAGCATGAGAATGACAAACAAATATTTGAAGAAGACTATATTAAGACATTTATAACTCATCATACGTCTATTTGAAGAATAAGGTATAATTCTATATTTTTTTTTCTTTTGTAATAATATAGAATGGGTGGAGGATTGATGCAATTAGTAGCCTATGGCGCCCAAGATGTTTATCTTACTGGCAATCCACAAATTACATTTTGGAAAGTAACTTATCGTCGTCATACTAATTTTGCGATGGAATCTATAGAACAAACATTCAACGGTCAAGCGGATTTCGGAAGACGTGTAACATGCACCCTTGCGAGAAACGGCGACCTTGCTTATAGAACTTACCTTCAAGTAACTTTACCTGAAATCAATTCTACTCTAGCGCCTTTTGCGAGATGGTTAGATTTCCCAGGTGAGCAACTCATCGCGCAAGTGGAAGTTGAAATTGGTGGTCAGCGAATTGACCGTCAATATGGTGACTGGATGCATATTTGGAATCAATTAACACTATCCAAGGAGCAACAACATGGTTACTATAAGATGATTGGTAACACCACGGCACTAACCTATATTACTGACCCCAGTTTTGCAAACGTGGATGGTCCGTGTGATTCCGATGCCCCCCGTCAAGTATGTACTCCTAGAAACGCATTGCCTGAGACCACTTTATACGTTCCATTCCAATTTTGGTACTGCCGTAATCCTGGTCTAGCGCTTCCACTCATTGCTCTTCAATACCATGAAGTTCGTATTAACCTTGATATTCGTCCCATTGATGAATGTCTATGGGCGGTATCTACTCTCGCATGTGAATCCGGTTCGTCCACCAATGTAAAATCTAGTCTTGCCTACGCTCAATCCCTCGTAGCAGCCTCGCTATACGTAGATTATGTGTTTTTAGACACGGATGAACGTAGACGCATGGCACAAAATCCTCACGAGTACCTCATTGAGCAACTACAATTTACAGGCGACGAATCGGTTGGCTCGTCTTCTAATAAAATTAAGCTTAACTTTAACCACCCATGTAAGGAACTCATTTGGGTGGTTCAACCAGATGCAAATGTAGATTACTGTGCTTCCCTTGACTGTAATTCCGTGTTGTACAAAACTCTTGGAGCTCAACCCTTCAATTATACGGATGCCGTGGATGCTCTTCCAAACGCCATTCATGCCTTTGCTGGTCCAGAATCCATAGGTGACAACGCAGGAGACTTTATTACCGCATCTGGATTGTTTCACGACGCGGGTGCAGGAACGATGACTGGTGGTGATTATTGGAGTACAAATATGGCACTCTCGGGGGAGGACTTGTATAATAGTGCAGGTGGTCAGTATGGATTTGGTGATCCAGTCCAGGTCAACTCTTCGGTTTCCGACGCGGGTTCGTTTGTACTCAGTGAGACTGCTCTTACAATGCATTGCTGGGGTGATAATCCAGTAGTCACTGCCAAACTTCAATTGAACGGACAAGACCGATTTTCGGAACGGGAAGGTACTTATTTTGACCTTGTACAACCGTTCCAACACCATACCCGTAGTCCAGATACCGGTATCAACGTATATTCGTTCGCATTGCGTCCAGAAGAACACCAACCATCTGGAAGCTGTAACTTTTCTCGTATAGACAATGCCACCCTTCAACTTGTGTTATCGAATGCTACTGTAGAAGGTACCAGCACTGCCAAGGTACGTGTATATGCTGTAAATTACAACGTTCTTCGTGTAATGTCTGGTATGGGTGGTCTAGCCTATTCCAATTAATCGTATATGATGGGACCATTCTATAAAATATACACTATTCGTCCATACGGTATTTATGATATCGTCCTCAAATATATCAAACAATTCTTTTAATAAATCGGTTTCATCCGGATTTTCCAGTTGAATCCTTTGTAAATCCAGTTGAATCCTTTGTAAATCCAGTTGAATCCTTTGTAAAGAATATAGTGTATTGTATCGTGCTATACACGCGAACCCAATGCATCGTTTAAACAACATTTTAAACAACATTTTATACTTACCGATGATGTAATAATATGATTCATTTTTATATGATAAACATACTCATATAAAAATAACTGGAAACCTATACCGAAAAGATATCTTCACAATTTGTAAATGGATTCACTTATGTTTTTAGAAATAATATTATATATTATTATATGAAAAAAAGTGAAATATTATGGAAAATAATTAAAAAAAATAACATTAAGTATGTATTTGGCTTGCCTGGATCCCCAATTGTTCCTATTTTGGCATACAAACCAAATGATATATCTTGGATAAATATTGGGAATGAATTAGATAATGGTTTTATATCTCAATCCTATGGATTTTTTTCTGAAACGGTAGGTGTATTAATAGTAACAGGTGGTCCAGGAATAGGGACAAGCCTTTCGGCACTGGCAAATGCGTTATATGAAAAAAATCCTTTAATTATTGTTAGTATTTTTGAAAAAAAAAGTAATGGATTTCAAAACTGGGATATAATTGATATTTCTAAAGAAATAACACCACATACAATAATAATAAGATATAAAGATGATTTTGAAAGAAAAATAAATTATGCATTTTATGTAGCCAAAACATTTAATACAGGGGTATCCGTATTGATTGAGGATGGTATAATATTAGATTCAGGTAAATATTCTAATATAGATATTGACTTTAGTAAATTATTTCATTTTACGAATCCATCTCAAATAGTAAAAACCTTAAATAAAAGTTTAAATAATACGGATACATTACTTGTTGTTGGATATATGCCTCATATTGACTATCAATTATTTAAAAAATTTATAACAAAAAATAATATTCCTTTTGTATTAACGTGGAAAGAAAGAACATTGATTAGTGATAAAAATTATTGTGGTATAATAGGTTCATTGGGACACCATTCTGCAAATTATGCAGTTTATCATGCGACGAATTTATTGATTTTTGGAGATATATCAAATAACTTAAATAATTCAACCTATAATGAAGCATTTTCAATGGACTATAAAATTAAAAAAAAATATATTTTTAGTTTAGTTATTGATAAATCAATTGCTATTTCTTCATCTACAAATATTTTAGTTACAAATAATTTTAATTATATATTTCAACATCTAATAATAAATACTCCTCTAGAGTTTACTGATAAATTAAATATTACAAATTCTATATTAGGAGGACCATTAATTCCAAAAAGTGATCTAGAAAAGTATTGTTATATATCAAGTCTAATTTATAGTAATAAAAATTTAGATATACCTGTAGTAACCGGTGTGGGAAATCATTGGTATTCTATCGGAAAATATTTTATGTTAAATAAACCAAATAATTGGTTGTCAAGCACAGAATGGGCATCTATAGGTAGTGGATATTTTTATGGACTAGGAGCATATTTAGCTAAAAAAAAACCAGTTTGGATAATTGAAGGTGATGGCGGAACCATATTTGCTGGAACAACTTTATTATATTTAATAAATAATAAACATTTACCTTTAACTATTATTCAATTTAAAGATACTCAATATTCTGCTATAGTATCGTCGTTTGATCTACAAAATTTAACAACAAATCATAAAAAAAATAAAAATAGTATTACGAATGTGCCTGAAATAAATGATAATATATTACCAAATTGTCATCATTTCCATAATTTTAAAGATTATTATAGTTATTTAAATAAATATCCCATATCAACAAATCTTAGATTTATTATAGTGCATATCAAAAAAAAAATATTAAATAATAGTGCAGTTTACACAACGAATATACATGAAAAAAAATATATATCATTATTACAACATAATAAATTAGAAGAAATTAAAAATTATGAGACAGTATATAAACAAGACAAACATAATTAGTTATATTATTTAAATCTTTTAAGAATGTTGGATACATTTGAATATTTTCGTGTTTTACCTAGTTAAAATATCCTTATAACACGCTATTTGAGATAATTCATCTGTAGCATTCCATACCCCCTTGGTGATACCCATGATTTGCGGATGTTTTTAAGTCACGAATTGGTATTATAACAGTTTTTATTTTTATGGATGTATCTTTTACAATATTCTCTATATTAAGCATAAAACACGGATTTTTTAATATATAATGAGGACTGTTATATTTAGTTTCCATACCAGAATTACAAGCAATATGTTTTTCATATTTTTTTCTATTGTATCCTGTATCAAAAACTAAATAATTTAATTAAAAAGTTGTTCCACAACGCCCAGTTCCAGTAATTAGAATTTTTTCCATATATATATATATATATATATTATATGAATACGACTCGTAAACTCAAACTATATTCGTCTAAAAAAGATGTAAAATCGCTTATATATCGTCTTTTACAATCTTTGATGATTGTAAAACTATACCATTGGAATACAAAGGTCTATTCCGTTCATAAAGTGACGGATGAATTGTACGATGCGTTGAATGATAAGATGGATTCGTTCGTAGAAGTATTACTTGGAAAACATACTATACATAAAACAAGTCTATTAGACATTCATACCTTACATTTGAAAACGTTTAAACACCCAAATGCATTTATAAAATGGTTAGAACAATTCAAAACTTATTTAATACGTGTAAATGAACTATTTAAACCAGAAGAAAATAGTGATTTATTTAATATTCGGGATGAAATCTTAGCCGAATTGAATAAAATTACATATTTGTTATCTTTTAAATAATATTCTAATAAAGTATGACTTCTACCAGAAATAAAAATACTATTCAGGATTATCGTATTGAATGTAAATCGTATGCTGACACTAGGCAATGGATACAATATCCCTATTCCACCTATGGACAAGCCTATGATGTATCTATACCATCCTTAGGTATAACTCCAAGCAGAATGCCTTGGAATACTCTTTCAAACAATCCAGTCGATATTGAAAGTAGTTTATTAGGTATAAACTCTACAAATTTAGTGTACCCTCAACCCGAGGTTATCCCTGAACTTAAGCATATACCGATGAAATCTTATTTTGAGACGATTCCTTTGATTTTACCTGAAACCTTTGTGACCTCTTCTATACAACGTCCATTCCCTATCCCAAAATAGAGTTTCATTATGTCCAAGAACGAGTTCATTTGAATCCGTATCTGTTTATCGTAGAATGCTTTTACGGATACCTTCGTAAATAATAAATGGTATATATAATTTAAAACATAATTCATTAGTATAGTATGGATACACAAACTACAAAAAGCAAAGTATCTCATGAAAAGTTAATTTCATTCAAAAAAATAATTCGTGAAATGATACATGATTTACTTATTACTTTTCCAGAATTAAAACAATCACTGGATGTAGATTTACAATTAATTTGTCAAACGCCCGAGGATGATTCTAGCGACGAGGCAACCAGTCGTGTTTTAACCTATTGTATGGGAGTGTTACCCGAACGATTCATACATATTATATATATGGACGATGCCATGTTTGAAAATATAGAATATGATCTTAATTTTCTACCCGGTATTAATTACAGGGTATTATGGAAAGAACATTTAACAGAGACAACACGTAAAAACATTTGGAGATATCTTCAACTCTTATTGTTTTCATTGATATCTGACATTACAGACAAAAATATGTTTGGGGACACTGCAAACTTATTTACAGATAACGGTGGGGTAGAACAATTCAAACAAAAATTAGAAGAAACCATGCATGATATGAAAGAAATGTTTGAAGGAATGGAACATACGCCTAATCCAGACGTGTCGGCAGAAAATGTATTTGACCACATGAATGAGATGATGAATGGAAAATTAGGAAAAATCGCAAAGGAACTCGCAGAAGAGACTGTATCCAGTTTAAACATAGATGTAAATGATTCAAAAGGTGTTACAGAGGTAATGTCAAAAATGATAGGTAGTCCAGCTGCTATGATGGAGATGGTTAAAAATGTAGGATCAAAACTGGATGATAAAATTAAATCTGGAGAGATTAAAGAGAGTGAATTACTAGAAGAGGCATTAAGTATGATGCAGAAGATGAAAGATATTCCTGGTATGAAAGACATTCAAGATAAGTTAAATAAAATGGGATTTGGTTCTAATAAGGTGAATCATTCTGCGATGAAAACTCAAATGGAACGTAATATTAAGAAAGCCAAGTATAAAGAGTATTTGCGAACACGTACAAACCACAAAGTACAAACCACTGAAATGTCTGCTGAGGAATTATCTCAAGCCACAAAAAAATCAGACGATATTTGCACGGAACTACTTAAAGAACCAGAGAACAAAATATTTACAAGTGGTCCAAAAGCGGAACGTAGTTCCAATAAAAAAAAAGGTAAAGGTAAAAAATAAATAATTAAAATGGTATATATTGTTATATGCAAACTGAATTGTGGATAAACCAACCAACTGTATTGTTTCGTTCAAATAAAATACAAGAATTATGGCCTACCAAAACTATGAAGATGAACGAAAAAATTAACGCATTGACGAGATTGATTATAGTATTATCTATATTAGGATATTTAATAACAAAAAATGTATCCATATTAATTACGGGTATAGTGTTAATCTGTATCCTACTTGTATTGAATTACATTTATAATAAACGAAATAAATTATCTAGACCAATAGAAGGGTTTGCTGGGTCTAACCAAACGAATACATTAACCAGTTCTCCTTCTAAAACGAACCCAATGATGAATGTATTATTACCTGAAATACAAGATGACCCCAAACGTCCCCCAGCAGCACCCTCTTACCGCCCAAAAACGATTGCAAACATAAATAAAAGTACACAGAATATGGTAGTAGATACATTTGACAATCCAGAGGGTATTGAAGAACGTTTATTCAAGGATTTAGGAGATAGTTTTGAATTTGACCGTTCCATGATACAGTTTAACTCCAATCCAAGTACTACCATACCCAACGATCAACAATCTTTTGCTGAATTTTGTTACGGAGATATGATTTCGTGTAAAGAAGGCACTTCCATGGCATGTAATCAAACGATGGCACCTAGATGGACCAATCACTAAATTTATTTGGCATTGGATTTGTCTTCTATTCGTTTCAATAAATCAAAGTTATAAATTAAATTACCCGTCGGTTTATAGGTATGAATGTCTTTGTATCCAGGTTTAGCAGATAATGAAACCGATTTCGTTTTGGTCATCATCAATGTATTTGGGTCCGTAACTAGCTCTTGCTTTCCGTGTTCACTTGTAACGGTTTTGGGGTTTCCCCAACCATCAATTTGTACTCCAGTTTGTTTACGAATTTCTTCACGCACATAACTAGGTGTCCAATTTTTCCATGATATAAATAACAAGTTGGGGTGTATATATTTAATTACAAATCCGTTCTCTCTTAATTTATCAATGATATAGGCTATACAAGAATCATTATCGTATTTAGGCAATCCTATGATAATTTCTGGAATGACATACCAACAATGTTGTGTATTTGGATTGATTCTAGAATTATAACGGATCCTTGTATGTATTCTTTGAAGAATACGATTAAATACATTCAACGTATTTAAATCATGTTTTTGTTTACGTTCATACAATTCATCCAAATTAATTTTATTATCACAAATACCGTCTTTTAATGTAAATATAGTATCCATATTTACATTTCCATAGAAAAGTATTAAATATATATAACGTAACCTTTATAATGAACATAAAATGTTTGGTTATATCCGGAGGAGGACCTACTGGATTACTATCTTATGGTGCCATTAAATCTACGCATATCCGTAAGATGTGGACGTTAGAAGAACTTGACTCTATTTATGCCTCGTCCATAGGCGCATTCATTGCATGTATCATTGCATTAGGATACGATTGGGATACCACGGATAAGTATCTCATTGAACGTCCATGGTCCAATTCCTTTGACTCTATACAAACCGATATAGTTGAAATGTTCCATCAGAAAGGTATGGACGGTGAAAGTGTGTTTCGCCTATGTATGGAACCTTTATTGAAAGCAAAAGATATTCCTATAGAGGTTACACTGGAAGAGTTTTACCATAAAACACATATAGAATTGGTGTTTACGGTTACGGAATTGAATAGTACTACCGGACTAGTTACAGAATTGATTTCATATAAAACGTATCCAAACATGTCTTTGATTCAGGCAATTGCTTCCACGACCGCTTTTCCTATGTTATTTAAACCTATATTTTACAAAGAGAAATGCTTTATGGATGGAGGACTGCTTCATAATTTACCAATAAATGTATGCTTAGAACATTCTGGTTTCAACCTAGATGAAATATTAGTATTTGGAACAATCAAAACGTCTCGTATACAAACTATACAGGATACAACCTCTTTCCTAGATTATTTTAGAATATTAATGAATAAATGTCATAAAAGTTTAGATACTAGTACAGAACAAACCGTTGTGCCATTTACAATTTTATCTTATGCCGATGATATAAAAGATGTAACCATGTGGTACGAGGTGTTATGCAATCCTGTATTACGAAAAGAATTGGTTCAAAGAGGCGAACACGATGCAAACGAGTTTATCAACTCAAGGACTGGTTTAAAAACTGATTTAAAGTGTTGATATCCGGTTTTGCGTCATATTCTACAATGGTATCATTATAATTTAATTTTATAGTTGGATATCCAGTTACTTTAAATTTATCTGCCGTAGATTTATCTTTATCACAATCTACCTCAATAAAATTAATAATTACTCCAGAACTGTGTCCATTGGTCGTAATGTCTTCTTTAAACTTACCCCAAATCGGTTTGGCACTTTTACAATGAGGGCACCAATCGGTATAAAAGAAATAAAGGTCTGCGTTACCCTTTGTATCAGAAGAGGTTGTTGTTGTATATTCTTTATTTGCAACATAGGTTGCATGGATTCTAGGTTTAACATAACTGTTATATACCCATATTGCTATACCTATGAATAATAATGACAATCCTAACACTACGATTATATTTCTATTAGACATTGCTTTTTTCACGGTTTCTTGTAACGTCATTATACTATATATTATATTATTTGTAATCTCTTAACGAATATAAAGAATATAATCTATATGTAGTGAATGATTGTTCGTAATAAGCAAGGAATGTTATTCTTGGTGGAACGTCGTGATTATAATACGGATATAGAGTATTATAATCGTATACGTTATATATTGTTTGGGACTATACCTAGACCACCCCATGTATCCAACGTATTATTATCTACCATTCATAAATCTCCATTATAAGTTTCTAAATCTATTATAATGTACGTACGTAAACATACAAGACGTGTATACAGAAAGAGTGATTATTATAGTGGAGATGGGATGCTAACGGCAGTCTGGGGACCTGCCATGTGGCACTATTTACATACAATGAGTTTTAATTATCCGGTGGAACCAACCCAAAAGGATAAAACACATTACAAGGACTTTATACTTAATCTACAATATGTTTTACCTTGTAGACTTTGTCGTGAGAATTTATCTTTACAATTCAAGCAGTATCCTTTATTAGATTCTCACATGTCTTCTAGGGATACCTTTTCCAAATATATATACCTATTGCATGAACGAATCAATAAGCGATTACACAAAAGGTCTGGATTGTTGTATTCCGACGTACGAGATTTATACGAACATTTTAGGGCACGATGTACTATAAAACATACCCTAAAACGTAAGAAAGAAACGGGTTGCACCGACCCAGTATATGGTAAAAAGTCAAAATGTGTAATAAAGATTGTACCACAAGAAGATAAATGTAAAACGATGCAAGTAGATCGTCGTTGTATCAAACAACGTTGAATTACATTCCAAAGGAACTAAAATCCGTTAAAATAGGCATTGGTAAATAGGAAGAATCGCTAGAACGATAATTAGGTACTTTTTTGCAGTCAAACGCTGGTTCTGGACATCTTGCGCAGGATGGACATGGAGGAGGAGCGTCGTTTCTTGGACAGGATGATACGGTTGGACATGCTGGGCATACCGGTGGCACAATTTGTGACTTCAGAATATACATATTCTCATCCATCGGTTGTGAGTTACTGCTAGCATACGGCTGTACTGGAGTCGTTTGTACAGGCGCGCTTGAACTTGTATTCATTTGATTTGAACTAGATGTATATACAGTATCACCGGCAGGACCAATATAACTTCCTGTATTGTATTGAACATTGCGTGTCTTTTTCTGATTGCTTGACATTCCCTCCTGAAGGTTGCCATTCCATAATGACATGTAAGGTTGTAAGGAAGAATAGGTTTCTGTAGGTGAATTCATTACACCGTTCCCAGATAAATACACTGTATCTCCGTCGGGTGCCTTATAATTACTCGTTTTATTTATACTAGAGGTCATTCCAGAACGAATTGGAACAATAAGTGGATACAACGAAATTAAAAGCACCAATAAAAGAATACAACCGAATATATAAAATAAAATATTGTCTTTCTTTAAAGAAACCTGTTTTATCATTATATATATAAATATTTTATTTGAAACCTAAAATAACACGGTGAAATAAAGATACAAGTATTCGCTGAGACAAAATGATTAAGGATTTCCAACAAAAGTCTATACAATATTCTATAGGTATGGCATTATTCAGGTCACTTTTTAATTTCATAATTACTTAGATAAATCTCTCATTCTTTAATAGAATGACATGTTTTATAAGTTGTATGTTTTCGGCGGTATGTATCCTTGGAATGATATACTTTTATAATTTCACCCATAAAAGTAGAATTGTAAAAGAGTTTAAAGAGTCCTTATCTCAGGATTTAAATCTACGATACGATAAGATAACAAAGGAACGAAGGTTGATCAGTTACAAAGGATATACGTTAGGGTTCATTCTCTCTATTGTAATCCTATTGTATAATAGAAGTTATAAAATGAAACCTATTCCACTTGTATGTACTGTAGTGACTATATCCTTTGTTACCAATTATTTATACTATATACTTTCACCCAAGTCCGATTGGTTGTTGAATCATATGACACAACCAGATGAAATTAAATCATGGCTTTTAATGTATAAAGAAATGCAGTTTAATTATCATATGGGGTTTCTTTTAGGTATATTGGGGGTTGGAATGTTTGCGTTTGCGTTTAGATGCTAGTGACCGTCTGATAATTGGGTGGAATGATATAAATCACATAATTTACACAAGTTTTGTAAATACTTGATTACTTTCAGTTGTTCATGTTGATTCATATTGGAAATGGGTTCTTTAATTGAATTGATTTTATCTAATACTTCCTTTGTAAATCCAACTTGAGGATTTGTTAAATATTCCGTATAATCTTTTTCTATAAAATAATTTATATTATTTTCCTTAATTTGTGACCCATGTGGAAGATATACGTGTTTGTAAAATACTTTGATTATAATTTTTGGATTTGCTTTTCGTAGCTTACACAATGCGTTGGATGCAGCGG